ATGAATGATAACAAAATGACAGAAATAGACATTATTAATGATTTAGTTTCTAAAATGAGTGAGGAAGAGGCTAATGAATATATTTCTTACATTCACAATCAGGACTCTGATGGAATTAACTCAATCGTAAAGAAATACGGCTATATGTTTGTAAAGCCAATTTCAAATATTATTTCTGAGCATAATGTTGATGATTTATTTGGAGGTAGAGAGGACATTATTATACCTGCATTGATGAGTTCTTTTTCTAATGCAGCCAAAAGAGTAAAAGAAGAGCGTAAGTTTTCAAAAGAGAAAAGTGTTAACCAAGTTGACTCAATCTCAGAGCTAAGAGAGTTGGATAAGCGCATCAATAATAAGGAGTCCGCCAATCATTACATGAAGACTTTGTTTAACGAAGAAATCAATGTAATGCTGAAGGCTAAAATGATACTTGAATCAGCAGGTTGTGATTACATCTCATCGGAATTAGATGATATTATTAATAAGACAACTATTAACTTAATTTTAACCAAGCCAATTGAGAACATGAAAAAGAAAGAGATAATAAGTGAGGATAGAAGAAAAGCAGGAAAGGGAAATATAAGTCCTCATAAATTCATGGCTGTAAAAATAGCGGCAGATACATGGGAAAAGTATCCAAACGCTAGCCAAGAAGGATTGGTAGACGAAATCTTCCTTTACTTTAGAAAGAAATGGAATGACAACCCTTCTTCAGGCGCAATAAAAGGTTGGCTTTCTGAATCAGGGCTGAATCCAAAAGTGAAACCAAAGAATAGAAAATTTACATTGGTTATCAATGAGTAAGATCTCCTAAAACGCGTTAGCACACTGGCTAACGCGATGATTCCTAGCCTAACTTGTCTGCCGTGGTATTAACCAGTTAACCCATTTTCTAACGGGTTGCACCAGCTTACCTAATAATCCTGCATTAAATAGGATGATCACCGAAGATAACCAACAATATACGGTGATACTTATGCAATTTATTAAACCAACAGAAATTAAACTTACTCGCAAAGAAGCTGCCGCCGAATTAGGAGTTAGCCCTCAAACCCTGGCTAATTGGGCCAGTTCTGGCCGAGTGTCGATCCCGTTCTACAAGGTGGGGAAAAAGAAGGTCATTTACCACAAGTCAGATCTAGACGCTTACCTTGCATCAGTTCGTCAAACTCAAACGGTGTGAGGTGGGGCATGGCACATAAAACAAAAGCGGCCTTGCCGGGCCGCCAATGTCACTACACAAAACAAAGTCAGCTTATCACACTGATCGATCAGGTCAACCGGTGCGATTATGTTCGCATCGCTGGTGGAACCCAGCCGGTGGCTGAGTTCGATATCAGACAGGTTTTGGCGTTAACCGCGCCGCTGGCGCAGTTGATCTGGGTACGTCCAAATCTGGACACATCTACCCAAAGCAGTAGTTCCGGTTTCCCCCATTGGGGGATTTCGAAGAAATCAGAGGGTTACCTCTTTTATTCTTCTTTGGTTGGTCAGCTCTTTGGTTCAATACTGCGCTGCTGTAGCTCTTTGCGGATAACGCGCTTTATCCAAGCTGCCAGGGATTCATCACCATCTTGCCGCTGTGCTTCTTCCATCAAATCGCGCAGTTCAGGATCTAGCCGAAATTGGAATGGTGGATTACCACGTCTTTCATTTTTGTGTGTTGACACGTTAAGTACACCCGATGTAGTGTGTTTATGTGTAATGACACATTACATGCACATGAATGAAAAGGCAACGCCCCGGAGTGCGGGAACACTACCGAGGCGTCTCACCACCACGTTAGAAGGACTAACGCTATGGCTGATATCAAGTCTACCCAAACTCGCCCTAAATTTACATTCCTGTTCCTGGCTATCCACTCCGATGGTGGCAGGCCAACCGTGTTACGCACTGAAGCTGACACAGAAGAAAGCGCTCGCCTCAATTTTGAGGGCGCTGATTTCACTCTTATTTTTGCTGCACAAATCCGCACCGAAAGCCCGTTGCAACTGTTCCGGGCTGATCTGGACGCTAACCGTATCGAGTTCATACACCAGCGTTACCAAACCTCTACGGAGGTGCGCCATGTCTCATGAAATAACCCTGGAGCAGGCAGCGGAACGCGCACGGCAGGCTGAAATAATCTGCCGATTGATCGAGAGCTACCCAGATCATATGGGAGATGGAGAGATCATTGATATTGCCGCCCTGTTGAGGCGTCTGATTGGCAATGTAGCCACATGGCTTATTGAAGAGCAGGCGCTGAGGGAAGGAGCACACCATGCGTGAACAAAGTCACTTAGATGCTATCGACGCCCTGAACAAAATAGCTGCGCTTGCCAGTGCTGCTTTGTATCTGCACGTAGGTGAGAAAGAGGAAGATCTGGCGCTTGAGTTAATGGACATAGTTTTGAAGACGGCCCGCCGCGCTGTGGAGGTGAAAGATGCGTAAAGATGCTTATTGGCTGATCAATGATGGCCGCAGCGCACCCCTCGAAGATGTTGAAGAGCTTAGGCAAGTGGCAGTAGGGATTCATGACAGCATTGTCGAGGGTATTTCAGCAATCGGAAGCCTCATGTTCTGGGCTGCTGAGAGCGAAAACTATGACGCTGACCAGGCAAAAGCAGACATGTTCAAGCTAGGCGATATGCTGCACAACATAGCCAGAATGGCCCAAGGAGCCATGCACGCAGAAGAAAACCTCGCTTACCGGTTACGGGAGAAAAAGTAATGATCAGCCCACTGAAATACAACGAACTGGTAAAGCGTGTGGAAGCGCTTGAGATGGCTTTAGCTGCAATCCAACGCAAAGACACCCTGCCGGAAGGCATGGCCCCATTAACCACCCTGGCCGCTGAAATGGGCCTTTCCACCAGCAAGGCGGAAGAACTGGCGCGTAACTGTGGCGTAATGATTGTGAAGCAGGGCCACGGCCACATCGTGCATGAAGCGAAGTTCCGTGAAGCGGCGCTGATCATCATCAAGGGAGCCAAACGCAAATACGGCAGTAAATACTGGTTCCACCCACTGATCGGCAAATTCACCATGACAGTGAGGCCGCAGCTATGAGCAAGCCACAGAAGGTGAATACCAGCCAATGGCCGAATGAGCTATTTTCCTGCGTCTATCGCTGGGTGCATGGGGCGATCGTAGAGAGGGAGTTAGCGACAAAAGCCATTATGCGTACTACAGCAGGAACACCACTCAACGATCTGGCAAAAAGGCTTAGTGCGCTTGCGATCGGGAATATTAATCCTGAGTGGTTAGTTCAGCATGGCTTTACGTCCAGCCTTTCCCCTGAGCCTGCCAGGGAGAAGCGCGAAGCGGTAGTGCTGGAGTTTATCGACCGTAAAGAGCTGGTGGCCGTACTGGCTGATTCTGACCGGATTAATGGCTTGTTCAATACGGCACCGCCAGAACCAGCGGCAACCCCGGCCCTTAACCAGATGGGGGCCAGCCAGCGTGGTGATGTGCTTCTGGCTCGCTACAGTGGGGCGCTGGCAATCAATGGCGACTCTGACACCGTTCATCATTATGACGGCGTGATCTGGAAGCCTATAGCCGATAAAGAGCTACAGCGGGAAATGGCGGCGATCTACCGTGAGGCCGAAATCTCTTACTCACAGCCGGGCATCAAATCCGCCGTGGATACCATGAAACTGAGCCTGCCCCGCATGGGGGCAACAGAGCGGCACCTTATCGGGTTCACCAACGGGGTATTTGACACCAAGGCAGGGGAGTTCCGGCCACACCGCCGAGAGGATTGGTTGCTGATCGCCAGCGGCGTCGAATTCAGCCAGGCGCATGAAGGGGAAACTCTGGCCAGCCATGCACCAAACTTCTGGAAATGGTTAAGCCGTTCCACAGGGGGAAATACCCGCAAGGCCGATCGGGTACTGGCTGCGCTCTATATGGTGATGGCGAACCGGTATGACTGGCAGCTATTCCTTGAAGTGACCGGGCCGGGCGGCAGTGGTAAAAGCGTGTTTGCCGAGGTCTGCACCATGTTGGCCGGTAAAGGTAATACGGTGGCCGCCAGCATGTCTTCACTGGAGAACCCCAAGGAGCGGGAGCTGATTGTTGGTGCCTCGCTGATAGTGCTGTCTGATATGGCCCGTTATGCCGGTGACGGCGCAGGGATCAAAGCCATTACAGGCGGCGACAAGGTAGCCGTAGACCCGAAATACAAAGCGCCTTACTCAATGCGGATCCCTGCTGTAGTGCTGGCGGTGAATAACAACTCCATGACTTTTAGCGACCGCAGCGGGGGTATTTCACGGCGCAGGGTGATCTTTAACTTTGCTGATGTGGTGCCCGATGGGGAACGTGATATTCACCTACCTGAAAAGATTGAGGCAGAGCTGGCGGTCATTATTCGGCACCTGTTAACCCGCTTTGCCGATCAGCAGCAGGCCAAAGGGCTTCTACTGGAACAGCGGCAATCTGAGGAGGCATTAGCCATCAAGCGTGAGGGTGATTCGCTGGTGGATTTTTGCGGCTACCTGATGGCGCTGGTGGAGTGCGAAGGGATGTTCATAGGCAATGCTGAGATTATCCCCTTTGCGCCACGGCGTTATCTATACCACGCCTATATGGCCTACATGTCAGCACATGGCCTGGGTAAGCCGGTGTCGTTAACCCGGTTCGGTAAGGATATGCCGGGCGCTATGGCGGAGTACAGCAAGGAGTACAAGAAGGAACGTGCAACCCGTGGCCCAAGCAAGGGGAACTATCAAAGCAATGTGACGCTGCTCGATGTTGCTGCCGAATGGCTACCAGCGGCCACAGGGGGTGAGCCAATGGGGGAAGAATAGTTTTTTTTGACCAATAACTATCAACTGTCCACCAAATAGAAAAAAGATAAGTTAATACATGTAGTTAATGAGGTGGACAGTTGGTGGATAGTTTGAGTTTAAGTGTCCACTGTCCACCACTGGTGGAGGGTTTGGTGGAGAGTAGTGGACAGTTTGGTTTTAAGTGTCAACCGTTTAACTTAATGATTTACATGGTTAATTTTTATCGGTGGACAGTGTGGACAGTTTTTAGGGTAAAAAACTTTTTTCTATCATTATGGAGAGAAATACATGCCAATTACAGTAAGTGATATCAAAGCACACAGAGAGCAGTTCGATCTTGGTGACATTGATACTATGCACACTACCGAATATCGACGGGCGTTGTCTGATGGTGCTTTCTTCTGGATTGACCATCATGATTTTGTACGCAGCACATTTACAGAGGAGATTTTTGCCACCAATCGTGAGCAGTTGGATGCAATGATCGAGCATCTTCAGCAATACCGGGACAAGATGCCTTCACCGCCTGGATGGATGAGTGAAAAATAGGAAATAGCCCTGATATTAACGTCAGGGCTTAAATTATTAATTGGGTTTTATTCCCATAAATGCTTTTTTGTTTTCAGGGTCTAACATTTCCCCCTCAGGGATAGGAACTCGTAAGCTCAACCGAACCTCTTGTATAGCATATAGATTACGTATGGCTTGGTTATCTAGTACGCCGCTATACCCGTTGGAGAGATATATTAATTTTTGTGTTGCCTCTTTTATTCCCTCAGGGCTAGGCAAACCAAAGATGCGATATATATGCTTATACCCTGGTATTAAGTGAGTTGCGGAGTGTAACGTTGATGAGTGTTGGCGCATTACTTTACATGCTTCAACCATTTCTTCGTTTCCAGGAGGCATGGGGTTGGCCAATTTGTTAGAGTAAAATATTAGGTCGTAAACTATTTTTGAAATCGCCCTTTTCAGATCATTAACAGGTTCTATTATTAATTTCATAATAATTTGCCCAATGACGTATACTAAAACCCCAGAAAAAACCGTGATAAATACAGTCATAATCCCTCTCGTAAGTTTCCATTAACACTGTTTAAGAATACTCTTTTAGTCACAAAGTAAGAATAGTTTTGTAAATATTTTGTACTCATGTTTACCTGTGTTTACCTCTGTCTCTGATGGGGGTTTTCTTTATATTTTCCATGTATATCTTGATAAGTGGCACTCAGACGTGAGCCGCCACTGGCCGTTTAGTCAAGCTGCGCGAAGTAGCCTGCGAGATGCAGAAAAAGAGTAAACGGCCCCCTCCTTTAGTGCTGGTTTCACGTCACGTTATTTATTTCAACGAGAAACCGTACATGAAAAAATTGATTGAACTCCGCCAGAAGAAAGCCGAACTCGCCACCCAAATGCGCTCCCTGCTGACCAAGGCCGAAGAAGAGAAACGCAGCCTTAACCCAGACGAAGCGAAACAGTTTGACGAGCTCCGCACCCAGGCCGACACCTTACAGGCTGATATTGTCCGTTATGAATCCCTGGCCGATGAAGAACGCGCCCAAGGTGGCAACGCCAAGCCAGCCAAAGACGGCAAGACTTTGAGCAATGAAGAACTGCGCCACTACATCATGACCGGTGAAACCCGGATGCTGTCTACCACCGTTAATGAAAGCGGCGGCTATTCCGTTATCCCTGAGCTGGATACCGAGATCATGCGCATGCTGGCCGATGAAAGCGTGATGCGTCAGATCTGCACGGTGAAGACCACCAAATCCAACGAATACAAAAAACTCGTGTCCGTAGGCGGCGCGGCGGTAGGACGTGGCATTGAAGGTGAAGCCCGTGACGAAACCGCGACGCCTAAGCTGGAAGAGATCAGCATCAAGCTGAATCCTATCTACGCTTACCCGAAAACCACCCAGGAAATTCTCGACTTCAGCGACGTGGATATCCTGGGCTGGCTGACTGAAGAGATTAGCGACACGTTCGCCGAAACCGAAGAAACCGACCTGGTAAGCGGTGACGGGGCCAAGAAGTCAAAAGGGTTCCTGTCCTATCCGCGTGAGGCTAAAGGCGATCGCACCCGTCCATTCGGTACCCTGGAAAAGATGGTTTCCGCTGGTGCTACCCCTACCGCTGACGAGCTGATCGATCTGGTCTTCAAGCTGCGCCGCCGTTACCGCCGTAATGCTGTATGGGTGATGAACTCCAATACTGCCGCCATGCTGCAAAAGCTGAAGAACGGCAACGGGGATTACATCTGGCGCGATCGTCTGCAAGCCGGTGATCCCGATATGTTGCTGGGCCACCCGGTTCACTACCTGGAGAACATGCCGGACGCTGCCGCAGGCAAGCCGGTGATCGCTGTCGGTGACTTCAAGCGCGGCTATTTCATCGTGGATCACGAAACCGGCACCCGCACCCGCCCGGACAACATCACCGAGCCGGGCTTCTACAAGGTACACACCGATAAATACCTGGGCGGTGGGCTGGTGGACTCCAACGCCATCAAGGTACTGGAAATCAACGCGACCAAGTAATCCGAGAAGGGGCTACGGCCCCTTTGTCTTATGGAGCCACCGATGAAAGACACCGATTTTGAAATCCGCACCGCCACACTGACCGCCGCCGATCAAAAGCTGGTTGGCTATGCCGTGAAGTGGAACAGCCGTTCAGAAGTGCTGTGGGATGAGTTTGTAGAGCAATTTGCCCCTAATGCCTTTAAAGACAGCCTGGCAGCCGGTACTGATGTTCGCGCACTGTACGAGCATGACCATACCGCGCTGTTAGGCCGCAATACCTCCGGCACCCTGGTATTGAGTGAAGACGCCACCGGCTTGCGCTTTGAGCTGACGCCGCCCGATACCCAACTGGGGCGCGATGTGCTGATCCTGGTTGAACGGGGCGACATTTCCGGCATGTCCTTCGGGTTCCGGGCGCTGAAAGACCAGTGGGACAGCACCCAACAACCGTATGTCCGTACCGTGCTGGCCGCCGAGCTGCGCGAAATCACCGTGACCAGCTTACCGGCCTACCGTGAAACCGATATTCAGATCGCCAAGCGTTCACTGCTGACCCAGCACCCGGAACTGGTGGATCTGCGTTCCCATTGGGCTTATCTGGCGGGGTTGTGATATGTGGCCATGGAAACGCAAGACCGAAAACCGCAGCATGACCATTGATGAGTTTCTGGCTATGGCCGGTATCCCTAACACCGGTTCAGGTGAACATGTCTCATCGGGCAATGCTGAAACACTGCCTGCCGTCTTAAACGCCGTGGCGGTGATCAGTGAAGCGGTGGCCTCCATGCCCTGCTACTTGTACCGAGTAACCCGCACTAATGGCGTAGAGGCCCGTACCTGGTTAGCCGATCACCCCGTTGATGTGTTGCTGAATGAGCGCCCGAACGATTGCCAGACCCCTTATCAGTTCAAGCGCACCCTGATGCGCCATTGCCTGCTGAACGGTAATGCCTACGCGGTGATCAAATGGGGCAAAGACGGCCAGCCGCAATCCCTGCACCCTTACCCACCGCGTGCCGTGGTACCGAAACGCCTGGATGAGCACCGCTATGCCTACACCATTACCGAACCCTTCAGCGGGCGCGTGCGTACCTACCTGCAGGAAGAAATCCTGCACCTGCGCTACTCCACCGATGATGGCTTCCTGTCCCGTTCTCCGGTCAGCATTTGCCGGGAAACTCTGGGGCTGGGTATGGCCCAACAGCGCCACGGTGCCAGCATCATGCGCGATGGCCTGATGGCCGCAGGTATCATCAAATCAGGTGAATGGTTCGACAGCATCAAAGGTGCAAAAGCGATGGAGGCGCTAGAACGTTACAAAGGGGCCAAGAATGCCGGTAAGACGCCGATCCTTGAAGGGGGTATGGATTACCAGCAATTAGGCATGAGCAATCAGGATGCTGAATGGCTGGCCTCTCGCCGCTTCACCATTGAAGACGTTGCCCGGATCTTCAATATCAGCCCGATCTTCCTGCAAGAGTATTCCAACAGTACCTACAGCAACTTCAGCGAAGCCAGCCGCGCTTTCCATGCCATGACGATGCGCCCCTGGTTAACCAACTTTGAACAGCAACTTAAAGCTGCCTTGCTGTTGGTTTCCCCGTCTTCCGGTTCCCGTTACCTGGTGGAGTTCGACACCACCGACCTGTTGCGCGCCAATCCGCAGGATCGCTTCAAGAGCTACGAGACGGCGATCAAGTCCGGTGTGATGTGTCCGAACGAAGCCCGCGAACGTGAAGGAATGTCGCCACGTGAAGGTGGGGAAGAGTTTAGCCAGGCATGGAAACAAACGGTTGAGGTAAAAGGCGGTGGGGCAAATGACTGAATTAATCAGCTTGAAAGAGGTAAAGGCACATTGTCGCATTGATGATGATTATGAAGATGAGGACGATCTTCTCCGCGATTACATCGCCGCATCGTTGGAGGTCTGCCAGAAACATATCGGTAAGCGCTTCGGTGATGATCTGGCGTTTAACCCGGCGCTTAAAGTGGGGTGCCTGATGTATATCTGTATGCTCTATGAAAATAGGGAGATGGTTGCTGCTCTCACTATCAAAGAAGTCCCGCTGACCATCTCGCACCTGTGGAGTGTGTACCGTGATCCGGGGGTGTACTGATGCCAGTCCATCCATTGAAACGTTGTACCTATCCCGGTTGTCGTAATCGCGTAAAGTCTGGCCGCTGCCCTGAGCACAAGCGCCAGACTAACGCCACACTGACTGCCAACCGTGGTACCCGTACCGAGCGTGGTTACTCCAACCGCTGGGGTAAGTATCGCCTGCTCTATCTCAAGGCTCACCCGCTCTGCGTAATGTGCGAGAAGGAAGGGCGTTATACCCCGGCCAAGATAGTTGATCACATCATCCCGATCGAGGGTGAAGGCGATGTGCTGTTCTGGCCCGCCAGCAATCATCAGGGGTTATGCGTCAGCCATCACAGCCGCAAGACCACCACACAAGACCCGATCACCAAGCAGCAGCGCAAGGCCGGTAAGTTCCGCGAACAGGAAGAAGCCGCCAGCCATCGCAACGACTGGATACATGAGTACAACAACAATGCGTGAAGAAGAGATTAATCAGTTGGTTAGAGGCTTGGAGCGTAGCCGTGACGGGTTTATGAAGCGCCACGGCAAGACGCCTGAACAAGCCACAGGCAAGCGCCTATCACAGCGTGACCGTGAGCTCGCCGAGGCATTCAGGAACCGATAGCGGGCCGCTCTGACCGGGTGGGGGGCGTTTTCAGGACAAAGCCCCTCACTGCTGGAACCACCCGCCCCCTCAAATTTTTACGCGCGGCATTTTTTTTCACAGCAGTAAGGCACAGGAAACAGAAACGTTATGGCAAGACCGCCCAAGCCTCCCGCTTATTTTGACGAGATCGCCACCGCAGAGTGGAAAGCGAGAGCCAAGCAAATGATGGAGCGCGGCGATTTAATTGATGCCGATTGGCGCAACCTGGAATTGTATTGCCTCAACTACTCGATGTACCGCCGTGCCGTGGCAGACCTTGCGGCCCGTGGTTTTTCGGTTGAGGGTTCACGCGGTGCCACCACCACCAACCCCGCGCTGAAGGCCAAATCGGACGCCGAAAAAATCATGATCAAAATGTCTTCCCTGTTGGGTTTTGATCCGGTATCCCGCCGCCGTAATCCAGTAGATATTGAGGAGGAAGACGAACTTGACCGCCTGGGATGAATACGCAGAAGCGATAAAAAGCGGTGAAATACCGGCGTGTAAGCGGCTAAAACAGGCCATAAACCGCTACTTTTCCGACCTCAACAACCCCCTTTACGTGTTCGATACGGCCACTGTAGAGCGTTTTGTCGCTTTTTCTCGCCTCTGTCCGCACGTCAAAGGCCCGTTGCGTGGCAAGCCTATAGAGCTTGAACCGTGGCAGCAGTTCGCCTTTGCCAACCTGCTGGGCTTCAAATTGGCGGCTACCGGTCGCCGCAAGTACCGCAGCGCCTACATTCAGGTACCGCGCAAGAACGCCAAATCGACAGTGGCTGCGATGCTGGCTAACTGGTTCCTGGTGATGGAGCACGGCCAGCAGGACATTTACACCGCCGCCGTGAGCCGGGATCAGGCCCGTATCGTGTTTGATGATGCCCGGCAGATGTGTCTGCTCTCCAAACCGCTGCGCAAGCGGGTGGCTATCCAGCAGCACAAGCTGATTTACGCCAAATCCAACAGCCTGTTAAAGCCGCTGGCGGCCAGAGCCTCCACCATTGAAGGGACTAACCCCAGCCTGGCGGTGGTCGATGAATACCACCTGCACCCGGATAACGGCGTGTATTCGGCTCTCGAGCTGGGAATGGGCGGACGCCCCGAAGGCATTCTGTTTGCCATCACGACAGCCGGCAGCAACATCGTATCGGCCTGCAAGCAACACTATGACTACTGTTGCCAGATATTGGCCGGGGAAGAAGAGAATGAATCGCTGTTCGCGTTGATCTACGAGCTGGACGACGAAACCGAAGTAGACGACCCGGCGCAGTGGGTGAAGGCCAATCCTAACCTGTCGGTGTCCGTTGATGTGGCCGTACTGGCCGATACTATCCAGAAGGCCCGCGGCATTCCCTCGCAGTGGGTAGAAATGCTGACCAAGCGTTTCAATATCTGGTGCCAGGGTGCGACACCGTGGATGGGGGAAGGAGCCTGGAAAGCCTGCGCCGCCGACTATACCGAAGCCGACCTGGAAGGGCTGACGTGTTACGCCGGTATGGATCTCTCTTCCACCAGTGACATTACCAGCGTTTGCTACACCTTCCCGCTAGAACGCCGCGTGCGCCTGCTGACGCGCCACTATATCCCTGAAGCCCAATTGCAGAACCCGGCCAATAAGAACCGCACTTTGTACCGCCAGTGGGTGAAACAGGGCTGGTTACGCACCACGCCGGGGGATTGCATCGACTATGACCGCATCCGTGATGATGTGCTGGCCGACGCTGAGTGCTTCAACATTGAGCTGGTGGGCTTCGATACCTGGAACGCCACGCAGATCCGCACCCAGCTTCAAGGGGCTGGCCTCGATGTGGAGCCGTTCCCGCAAACCTATGTGAAATTCAGCCCGGTGGCGAAATCGGCGGAGGTGTTCGTTAACCGCAAGGTGATCGAGCACAACGGCGATCCGGTGCTGACCTGGGCAATGGCTAACGTGGTGATGGAAACCGATGCCAACGCCAACATCAAGCCGAACAAGAAGAAGGCGGCCAACAAGATAGACCCGGCTGTCGCCTTCCTGATGAGCTTTGGCACCTATCAGCTACAACATGAAGAATTTGCCTTCGACCTGAGCGAAGAACAACAACAACGCCTTGCAGAGTTCAAGGGTATTTAACTTAATTCTTATTTGTGATTTTAATCAAACAACTGTGGTGATAATTTGATTGTAATAGCACCTTGTGCAAACTATATGGAAATTCTGATGAAACATGTTCTTGAAGTGGCACTGAAAAAATTAACCGCTCGTATAAACTTGTCAACAGGACTACTCCATCCACAAGATGAAAGTTTCGCAAAAGAACTATTCAAATTTCTGCATAAAGAGAAAGTTCCTCTACACGGTGATGAAATCACTAGTTGGGCCATTACAAATGGTTGGGAGCATAAATATGCCAAAGAACTTGGAGATTTAGCAGGCAGGATAGGTTCTGGTGGAAGGGTTGTAGTTAAATTTAAGGGGCAGCTAAATCAAGATTTGATACTGCTTCTAAAGGGCGATAATAAAAATAACCCTTAATTATTTGGCTAATTACTGGTCGCTTAGGCGGCCTTTTTATAATGATTCATGATTAGCTTTACTACATTGATATCATATATTTTAACGCCAGATAAAATCAGATCTTGATGTGAGTACAATCAGCACCTGTTCTGATTTATTCGTATTTTTTTGTGGTGATACGCATATCGAACAGTGTATCAACTTTAGTTAGTTCGCATATCTTAGAAGTCTATTATATGAAAGGGTATTTCCTTGTTTTATCGAGTGCGCAGTCTATGGAGTAATGCAGTTCAGTAATCTCTCGGTAATCATATTTTTTTATTTTTAGTGCTTTTCCAAGCGGTAGGCCTTTATTCTTGTTTTTTTCGAAATTATTTTTATTTAAATCTAGACGCAATGTGTAGAAGAGACCCTCTGCGAGAAATGAAATTTTATACTCATTGTTTGTATAATCTGTATGGCAGGGACATAGTATGTTTTGGATGTAATATGTTCTTTTTTCACTGAAGGGATCATAAATTTTAATGATATTTATTCTCATGATTTCATTTATATCCATCCTTTCATTTATGGCTAGTGTATTCAT